TAACTATGGGAGATAGAATTTTTCCGTATTTAGCGTGTCATCATAACCACCCCTCTACAGTGTGGATGCGAGAGTCTGTAGCCAATTATGAGTGGGCATTTTGCTACGCTCATGCTTTGTCTATAGAACAGGCGTACAGAACTGGAGGTTCGCACAAGTCTTTTGAAGTAATTAGAACTCTGCCTGAGTTGATAAATATGAAAGATGTGGGGGAGACTCCCTTCAAGTTAGCAATGACAGACAACATGCCTAGAGGCTTAGTAGACAGTGACCACCCTGTGTGGTCTTACAGAAATTTTTATATGCTAGACAAAGCATCCATTAGTAGTTGGAAAGGCAGAGAGAAGCCGCCTTGGTGGAACGAAGATCTAGCCGACTATGAGCAAAGAATAAGTAGGAGTTAAAATGGTAAGTAAAGTAAAATTAGTAGGGCTGACATCTCCCAGTGCAAATTCGGGTTGTCACACAGCAGGAGATTTAATTGCTTATGCAGCTAGGGTAAGTAACCCTATGAATCAGAATAATAAAAAAACTGCGTCAAAGTTGCTTCGTTACTTAATAAAAGAAGGCCACTGGTCTCCTTTTGAAATGGTTTCAATGACTATGGAGATAACAACTACCAGAGATATTTCTAGACAGATCTTAAGGCATAGATCCTTTTCTTTTCAAGAATTTTCTCAACGCTATGCAGTAAGTGAGACTTTTAGCACTAAAAGAGAGGCTAGGAAACAACACGCTACAAATAGACAATTAAGTATGGTAGATGAAAATTCTGAGAGACAGAATAAAGCCCAAGAAGTATTTAACGATATGCAGAGCGAAGTTGCAAGAGTCGCAAAAGATTATTATGAAATGGCTCTCAATTCCGGTATTGCTAAAGAACAAGCCAGAGCGCTTCTACCCGAGGGCTTGACCGAAACTACTTTGTATATGGCAGGCACCTTGCGCTCTTGGCTTCATTATTGCGAATTGAGGCGGGGTCATGGCACACAAAAAGAACATATAGACATTGCAAATCAATGTTGGGATATTATATCAGGGCATTTTCCTGATATAGCGGAGGCTTTAAATGACTGATAAAAAGTATATTAACGAGGCTCCTAGTGGAGAAATGCCTAAAATGCGTCCAGCCAATGCGCTAGACAAGCAAGAAGGAGGTTCTCACTACGACTTGCCCATACAACCCCTTGAGTATATTCATGCGAATCAGCTAGGATATATCGAAGGTAACATTATTAAGTATGCAACTCGACATCGAAAAAAGAACGGTGTAGAAGATATAAAAAAGATTATACACTATTGCGAACTATTATTGGAGCTAGAATATGCGGAAGAATGTAAAGAAGAAGGATCACGAAAATCTAACGGCGAAGAACATAGAGAAAGTGAAATCGCTTCTAAACCCTGGCTCCGCTAGTACTAAACCCATAACTAAGAAAGAGGCGTGCGATATTCTAAATATATCGTACAATACAACACGCCTACAAAAGATTATTGAAGAGCATGACGAAAGAAAAGAATATACCAAAAAGCGTAAGGCAGGTCTGCGAGGTCGTCCGGCGAGTGATGGCGAAATCGCTGAGGCATGTTCTAGCTTCCTTGGAGGAGATACTGTTTCAGATATCTCAAAGCGGCTCTTCAGAAGTCCATCCTTTGTACGATCTATTCTCGAAAGAGTTGGCGTCCCATCAAGACCGAGCAACAAAGAAGAAAGATTAACGCCACATTATTTTCCAGATGAGTGTGTATCTGAAAGTTTTCAAGCTGGAGAAGTAGTATGGTCTGCAAAATATCATGCCCCTGCAGTTGTGGATAAAAAATACGAAAACCCTACATACTTAGAGAAGTATGGTAGTGAGGCGTATCAAATTTATATATTTGAGAAAGAAGCTGAAGAACTAGACTTTGTATCTGCCGCAGGTAAAGGGGGCTTTTATGCCTCTAGCTGTGCCCATGATTTGGGCAAGCTCAATCATCTAGCAAAACTAGGTATTGATTTAAATAAGCAATTATGATAGAAAACATGATAAAAGCACTAAAAGTAGGGAGGGTAACTATTACTTTTAAAAGTCTAACGTCGGGTAGAAAAATAACCGACGATTATACTCTGCAAGGGGTAAATTTACCTCAAAATTCAAAAAGCGATAAGTTAATAGTACTTCACTGCGAGTCTAACACTTACGAAGATATAGAGAAAAGGACGATAGAAGAATGGATAAGGAAATAAAAATGTGGGACCACTTCTGTGCCCCTAAAGAAACTGTAATAGGTACAGAAGTAGGGTCACCGTGTAATTGGTGCGATGCTTCAGAAAACATAGAAAAAGTATATCAAGGACTTTATTGGGCTTATCCTTTAAAGCAGTATTTGAGATGGCCTCAGTATATGGAATATTATTACTGGCGTAACAAAAAAAGTTCTTGACTTTAAGGTTAATTTCACATATAATATGTTTTTATAAAGTGATGGAAGCAAATGGGCGACCGATTTTATCAGCAACAACTAGAACGAACAGGTTTTGCACCTGGACTTAAAAACACTAACAGAAGGAAAAGAAACATGGCTTGGGATGACGATAAAAAAGCACAGGCAGTAGCAATGTATGAAGAAGCGCAACCAACTCCAGAAACCAGCATGGAGATTGTAAAAGATATTGCAGAAGAATTAGACGAGTCACCTAACGGTGTTCGTATGATCTTAACAAAAGCTGGCGTTTATGTTAAGAAAACCCCCGCTGCTAAGTCTAGCGGCGGTACAACTGGAGGCGGCACTCGTATCTCTAAAGCAGCGGCCCAAGAAGCCCTTACTGCTGCTTTAAGTGATGCAGGTCAATCTGTTGACGAAGAGATTATTTCTAAGTTGACTGGTAAAGCCGCGCAATACTTTACTTCAATAATTACAACAATAAATGAAGCGTAAAGTACCTTAAAGCCCCGCCACGCCTCTTAACGATGCGCTCGGCGGGCATTTTTTAAAAACGATTACAGACCTTTAAGCTTCCGCTCTCCAAATATATAGTACAGCAAAAGATTTTGCTAACCTAATAAAAGGAGATTTTGTGAAAAAAGAGGAACTAGCATCGTTAGTAACTGAGTACGGTGATGCTATAATCACCTATCGCAGTGAAAATTCTAAAAAACTAAAGTATAATGTTTGTACTTTAGACTTTACCACCCCTTATGTAGCGGGCAAGAAAAATAGGGCAAAAGAATCCGACAGGACTCTTTTGCTTTTTTGCTGGGACACAGATTCATATCGACTTCTCAAACCCGAAAACGTAACAAGTGTGGTACCTCTCTCGTCTATTCTTAGAAACGAGGTATGATATGCAATTATACGAAGCACCCGCTCTATATGAAAAAATCATACATTATAATGAGGATAAAGAGATACAAGTAAGGCTTACTATCAATACCTTTAGAGGTATAGAGTACTTACATGTCAGAAAGTATTATCTAGATTTTACTGAAGAGTGGAAGCCTTCTCCCGAAGGTGTAGCTATGGAATTGGATTTTAACAATTCTCGGCAGCTCTTTTCAGGTTTACTAGAAATACTATCGTTGGCAGAATCAAAAGATATTATAGAAGAACATTTTAAAGATTATATAGACGAAATCTATAAATAGTTCTTGACTTTTGCTGGTTCTGTCTGTATAATGTACATATTCCAGTGAGAGTTTTTATGAAAAAATTTTTAGATAAAGCAAGTAAACATTATTATCAAGGTACCCCTCTTATTTCCGATGCAGAGTTCGATTCTCTTGCAGCGAAATACGACTATAATTCTATAGGTTACACTGTAACTGATGGAATACCTCATCTTTATAAAATGTACTCTTTACAAAAAGTATTCTCAGAATTAGATCTGCCTTCAAACCTTAAAGAGTATGTTTGTACTCCTAAACTAGATGGAGCCGCAGTGTCTATTCTATATGTTAATGGATTACTAGCTCTGGCCTTGACAAGGGGCGATGGAAATGTTGGAAAGGACATAACTAATAAGATAAAGGTTTTAGTTCCTAATGAAGTTTCTGTAAAAGAAACTATACAAATTACTGGAGAAGTAGTCGCTTCTAAAGATATTCCTAATGCTAGGAATTATGCTTCAGGTGCTCTAAATCTAAAAGATATAGAAGAATTTAAACAAAGAAATATAACTTTTGTAGGCTACGATATTAACTACACTGTCAAAGAAGAGGGAAGATCTTATAAAGAACACACGCTAAAGACTCTTAGAGATTTTGGTATAAGTGAAGTTAGCACGTTCGATGTAAGTAACTATCCTACAGACGGTTTTGTATATAGGTTAGATAGCCGTGATAAGTTTGATAGATTAGGCTATACAGCACACCACCCTAGAGGTTCTGTTGCTTTAAAAGAGCAGAAAGAGGGCCAAGTTACCCAACTATTAGATGTAACATGGCAGGTGGGTAAAAGCGGAGTAGTAAGCCCTGTAGCCATTTTAGATCCTGTTGATATAGAAGGGGCTATTGTGTCTAGAGCTACTCTACATAATATAGATTATATACGCAGTCTTGATCTTGAAATAGGCTGTAATGTAGAAGTTATTCGTAGTGGTGAGGTTATACCTCGAATTTTACGACGTGTAACCTAAGTGCACCTATTAAAAAATAGTTCTTGACAGAAACCTTAAAATCTCGTATAATATACTTTCAATTTCACGGAGAATCCTTTAGTGCAAACTATTCAAGCCCCCACCCACTGCCCCAGCTGTGGTTCGTTACTTGAGTGGTCAAATGATCTTCTTTACTGTAGAAGTAACTCATGTGTCTCTCAAAAGCAAAAGAAAATTGAACACTTTGCTAAAACCCTTAAAATAAAAGGGTTAGGTCCTAGTGCTATCAATAAACTTGGCTTGACAGATATCGATGAGATCTACTCTCTTACAGAAGAAGATATTTCTGAAGGGTTGTCCTCCGAGAAGTTGGCTAAAAAGTTATATGCAGAAATTAAAAATTCGGAAGCCGCACCTTTTAATACGGTTTTAGCTGCATTCAGCATACCTTTAATCGGAAAAACTGCTAGTGATAAACTCTCTAAAATAATTACTGATATTACTGAAATAAATGAGAGTAACTGTAAAGCAGCGGGACTAGGTCCAAAGGCAACTGAAAACTTATTAAAGTGGTTACATAAAGATTTCTATAGTTTTTATGATGGCTGCTTACCTTTTGATTTCAAGTTTGAAAAAGTCTCTCTTGTAGAGACAATAGGTACAGTTTGTATTAGTGGTAAACTTAAAAGTTATAAAACTAAAGCATTGGCTACTGCTGCCTTGTTGGATAAAGGATATATTGTAAAATCAAGCTTGACTAAAGATGTTACGATACTAGTAAATGAAAGCGGTATAGAGTCCGCTAAAACAAATCAAGCCAGAAATTCTGGCATAACAATAATTGAAAATCTATTAGATTTAATCGGAGAATAATATATGGCATTGCCAAAATGGACTGAAGAACGTACTGCTGAACTAACCAACTTTGTTGGTGATGAAGCACCTATCTCTCAAGCAACTGTTGCAGAGGCAGCGGCTCAGCTCGAGACTTCAACTCGATCAGTTTCTAGTAAACTGCGAAAAATGGGTTTTGACGTAGAACTTGCATCAGCATCTTCTGTTAGAACTTTCTCTCCTGAACAAGAGGACACTTTGTCTTCTTTCGTACAGGACAACAGCGGTGAGTATACTTACGCTCAAATCGCTGAACACTTTGATGGCGCAGCTTTTTCTGCTAAATCAATTCAAGGTAAGATCCTATCCATGGAACTAACCGGACACGTTAAGCCTGCTCCTAAAGTAGAAACCGTTAGAACTTACTCTGTAGAAGAGGAAGAAACTTTTGTATCTATGGTACAAGACGGCGCTTTCGTAGAAGCTATCGCTGATGCACTTGATCGCTCTGTAAACTCTGTACGTGGTAAGGCTCTTAGTCTGCTTCGTTCTGGGGATATTGATGCTATCCCACGTCAGGAACACACTAAAGGTTCAGCTAAAGAAGATCCTTTAGCAGATCTTGGTGATATTTCTGAAATGACTGTAGAAGACATCGCTGAAACTATAGGCAAAACTGCTCGTGGTGTTAAAACTATGCTAACTCGTCGGGGCCTTGTTGCTGCCGACTATGATGGCGCTGCTAAGAAAGAAAAAGCATCTGCTTAATCTTTATTAGTTTTTAAAGGCAGGCTCTACGGGGTCTGCCTATATCTTTAATTT